ACGACGACCCTAGCGGGTGTTGTTATGATTAATCCGGTCAGAGATAGAAATATCATCAGTGAAAGAAAAACTGCGATGACGTTCGTTCTGCCGCTCATAATTTAGAGAGACAAGTTTCGGTTATTCACTCTGTATATGGTAGTTGATAATCTGATGAAGTCAGCCGCCTTGAGAAGAGAGCATCACCGAACCAACTATTCGTCCCAATAGTCGTATGTTCAAACATATTCCACGGCTCAAGAAACTTGCTCAAATCAGAAAGTTTTGGTGTGTTGTGATAAAGTGGTTCGAATTGAACTTCGGTGATTATGTGTTTTACTTTCGATAATTGCTTACCCATTCCTCTAAGAGCCGCAAGTTCGCTTCCCTGTAAATCCATACAAACCAAGTCCGGGACGAAATCATTTTCCAATATCCATTCATCTAATCTGATGCAAGGAACTGACACTTCTGCCTGTACATAATTTTCATATGGATATTTTGGGTTTGCTTTGAATGCCGAACTTGCGCCTGTATTACCATTAACTACAGGATAGAAAGGAATCTCTCCTGTCTCGTGCCAAACCGCTTTCGGAACTAATTCTATTCTATCTTCGAACTTGAGGCGATTTTCGCAAACTCGAACTTGAGGCGGATTGCATTCGAATGCTACTACTTCCGCATCGTACTCATCTCTAAGAAGAATCGCATCCTTACCATCTCGGCTTCCCAACTCTAGGATTCTCTCAACGTCAGCGTGATTAACTAAATCATTGAACTGCATATATGAACCTGTCATGCGCTTCGACCTAACCATACCTCGTCAGCGAGAACTTATGGTCTTTGTCCGTTGGGCATGAAATCATTCTACGGTTTCAAGAGGCATTAATAATATCTCTTCAATAGTTAATCCCGGGTACTTTGCTTCAAGTTCGGAAATCTTAGTTAGAGACATTCTGACTGTTATCAATCTCGATTCTTTGTTTGGCTTCTCGATAACACCGGCGGCCTCGACTGCTTCTGCTAATGTTGTTGACCTCGGTAAAGCATATCCAATTCTAACTCTTGGCGAACCATGGCGACTGATTCCATTTGAAGCCATGACATGAGATTGAATCATTCCTACTTCTCGAGCAAATTGCTTCATCGTGAAAGTAAATTGTCTCGGTGGTTTCTTCATAGATTGGGGGAGTTCTTTATCTGCTTCCAATCTTTCAGATATGTTAGTGGCGCTCAACGGTTCTGTTGAGTTTACTAGGGCTTTCATTATTGATTTCCTTAATTGCTTCGGTATTTTTTTCGGCATATTTACTACTTCCTTTTCCTTATTTTCTATCTGTATGGGCGCGAACCACTGACCACTATTCCCGGGTTTCCTTCGACTAGATGACCCACCTTTAACCCATCGGTCGCCGGGCAAACGGTACATTTCATTTCTTCTATTTTGTTATTCGCAGGCAAACTAATCAGATATTTTTGATTGCATACATAACATCTCACATAATCTGAAAATGCACTTCCTTTCTTTATCTCAATCGTTTTCCTGTTGTCCTTCCAAGTCGGAATGAACTCTATTTTTATCGGACTATTCGGGTCAGTTATGTCCTCTGTTGTCTTCCCAATATCCATTCCTTCGGCATCTGCTACACTTATTCCTGTCATCATATTCACCATTTCTTCTGCTGTCATATTTTCCATTACTCGAGTAGGTTTAGAAGGCAGGCTTCCGCCCGACAATCTTTCTCTCTCGATTGCTTCTTTGGAATAAAAGTTCAGACTCTCTTTTTGTAAATGTGATTTACGGTTAGTACCGAACGCACCGTCCATTTGACTCAAATGAATAAAGCCACTATCTCGAGTCGGAGAAATCACAACGTCGTGAACTCTTCTGTCAACTCTCTGCTTAGTTGAAACGCCTATTTCATATCCTTCATTTTCAATATCGCCAATTAAACAAATATAATCGCCAAAGTCAACCTTCTGTTTTCTTATCGCGATTGGCGACATATCTCCTGTTTTCATTGTAATCAAATTGAGTGGAATAGCGAACAAATCTTGACCTTCTGACAAGTTTTCTTCCTCGAAATCTTCCAACGGAAACTCATTCATCATCTTCTCTTTCAAGTTCTTGAATACAGAGCGAACGCCATTTGGTTTTACTAAACCCGGATAAATAAATGGGGCTGACCTTAGACCGACAGTATCAGTTTCTAAAAGGTGTAAATTACAAACGTCGTCTATTTTGGCTTCCGGATGAAAATTATAACCACGACCGTTAACAAGCCGAGCAAGTTCGGCATTCAGTTGATGATTTTCTTTCATAACTGATTTCAAGCCGACACCCATCGAGTATAATTGCCGAATGCAATATGCGTTGTCGTTGTCTGTAGTTATGACTCTGAACACTTCATACAAACCGCATTGGCGTTTATCAGTTCTATTGTGAAAACAATCATCTTCGAAACCTTTAGGATATGAATAAGAAAAATGTTTCATCCAACCGGATTCCCATTTCTTAGAATTGGTAGTAATATAATCAACGATGTTAATCAAGCGCGGAGATATTCCATACGGAAAATTATCGCTCACATTTTTCTTAGAGCGAACCAATCTTAGCGGAGATGAAAAGTAGCCATCCAAGTTTGCTTTAGGACAATCGTCAACAAGTTTCCTTCCTTCGTCAATAAAAAACTGCATATCATCTTGACCCAATGAAGTCAACCAACCTGCGCCGTTCTGATATTTTCCTTTTCGAACTGTATCTCGCCATCTCAAGCGATAATCATCTACGATGTCAATTTTCTTTTTTCGGTATTCTAATTTCTCAATACGCTTCGCGCCGGGCTTTGTGAAAGTCCCAACAAACTGCTCCAACATTGGAGCAGGCGAAGCCCAAGGCATTTACTGAACCATCCTCTTCAACATTGGGCGCATGATTGGAATCATCTTATCCGGTAGTTCGTTCGGGTTTTGGATTACTACGTGGTTAGGATAGTATCGAGAAACTGCGTTTGATTGGATTCCAACCCCAACAGTTGCGATTTCCTTCGGGCAGTTTCGAACTACTTTTTTCAACCATTCTGACGCATCCATTCCGGAAGGTCCGCCGTCTGTTGGTTGACCGTCTGAAAGAACGAATAACATTTTACTACCACTACGAGCCATCAAGCGGTCGATTGCCCACTGTACACAATATCCGTCAGCGTTGCATCCGCCTGCTGTTGGTGAAGCGATAACAGATTTTTCAGTTGCTCCGAGGCGTCCGCCTAATGGTTTTCTAACTCTTAGAGAAGAACCGTAAGAAGTTGAGAAGTCGATTACTTCGAAGTCAACGCCACAAGTTTCCATAACTTCTGAAAACACAACCGCCGCCTTAGCCGCACAAGTCGCTTTTGTACCGCCCATAGAACCGGACGAGTCAATCAAGATGATTGCTGATGCCTCAACCTTCTTCGGGATTAACTTCTTCTTGAACATCTTTGCTCCGGTTTGGTTAACCTTCCAAATGTCTTTGTTGTTTACACGACCTCTCTTCAAGCCGGTTTGGTTTCGTGAATTACGTCCTTTCAATTGTCTCTTGATTTCCTCGGACAAGATTCTGATTCCTTGGTTGTTCTCAAGTTTTGCTGAATCGTATGTTTGAAGACCGTTGTCAAGCGCCATTCTGTGATAGTCATAATCGTGATGGAACATATCGGATGCACCCGCTACGATTTCGATAGCGTGTCCTTCGATTCTAATTTTTTCAGTACCAACAGAGTCGATTGCTCTCTCTGCATCTTCTTTCAAAGAAACCTCATCTTCGATTGCCGCGTCGTTCATAGACATCATCTCGTTGTGAGCATCTGCAATCAAGTTCGCGTAGTGTTCTTTGAGTTCAGTCATTGAGTCTGCATCTCCTTCCGGATTGTAATCTCGTCCGCCTTCGAAAAGTTCTGACTCATGTTCACCGTCGTTAGGGATATTTACTTCGTCTCCGTTTCCTTGATTTGCTTCTGCGTCGCCGCCTGCTGTATCTGCATCGCCTTCGCCTTCACCGTCGGAATCTGAATCTGAATCTGAATCTGAATCGCTGTCAAGCCCACCTGCTCCACTCTCGTCGCCGTCGCCGTCGCCTTCTGCTTCTTCGCCTTCTGACCCGGCATCGCCGGAATCTGAATCACATTCCTCGCTCTCTTCGCCCTGTGCTTCGCTCTTAGCGTTCTTAGCCGCTTCTTTTTCTGCCTGTTCTTCTAGCGAAGGCATCTCATCGAATCTGTTCTTTGAAACTCTCTCGGGGTTGCGTCCTTGGTTCTGTTGTTCACGAGCCGCCTGTTCAACTTCTGATTGTGATTCTGATTCTCCGGACATATCGAAGTCGCCCATGGTCGGGTCAAGTTCGTTATCGTCTTCCGGGAATGCGGTTCTGAATAATTTTATCAAGCGCTTTGCTTGTTTTACAACCGCAGTTGTGTCCGGTTGACGGATTGCGTTTGTCAAGATTGGACGAGCCTCATCCATGAAGTCGATAACTTCGGGAGCAGTTGACCAATGTGGTTTGTGAGCGATGCACTCTGACATGATTGCGACCATAGCCTGTTGCTTCAAAGATGCGTTCTCGTCAGTTTTACTCTGATGGCGACCCATGAAAATGTCGTGAGTGAAATCCATTCTCTTCCCACTACCCGGGAAATCTTGAGAGAGCAAGTGGTTGATTCTTGCGTCCTCGATTATGTTTGTAAAGTCGTGAAGCATAGGGTCGCATCGACCTGCCTTTGATTCTTGAACGACTAGATTATTCCATGCGACGAAATCCGTATATCGGTGATGCCCTGCAACCTCGTGAGCCAATACTGCTTCTTGCATTATTAGATTGATGCGAGGGTCTGCATCTAAGTCAGAAGGAATTGAAACTAATTTTCCATCAGTGCAAGCGCGGTTTTGGTCGTTGATGTCAATCTTAGAAACCTTAGCACCGAACCCGTCAAGTTCGCCACTCATGATTCTAGCGACGTGTAAAAATCTGCGTTGCATTTGCCTGTCAAGCGCACCCTGTGATGCCTTCTTCGATGTCTCAATTAATTGTTCCATGTTTTTATCTCCGGTATGTCTGTCGGGCTATACCCTACGGTACTAACGAGTGAAGCATCACCTATAAAGGTTTCGATGTAGCAATATTCCGATTTATCAATGAACATTATTTCCTCTTCCTAAATGGCGGTTTGGCACAAGTTTTTGTGCGTAGTGAACAGAGATAAGCCGAGGCTATTGGCGTCAATCCCTCGTGTTTCCATGACATTCCTTGGAGAACTATCCCTCTCGAAATGTCGGTCGGACTTGCTCCGTTGTGATGTGCCGTCTGTAAAATCGAAAGTGGATGCGAATCGAAAATCAAAGCCGGATAATTACCGGACAAAATCGCTTGTACTTCTGCAAATCCTGTTCGCGATGGGATTCTCGGACTTGCTTCCGGATTCAAGTTTTCGGGTGTGGTTTGTAAAAGTAATTTTGCGGCTCTGAAACTTGATGCGGCTTTCGCTATGATTCCAAGGTCATTCCTATTCGGCTCGATAGTCTGCAAATACTTCACAACAGATTCGAGTTTGGGTCGCTCAAGTTTGAGTTTGGGTGAACCCCGACGAATCGGCCATGGAATATCTGCCTCGGTTTGAGCGCATATCACGAGAGGAAATGCTTTCGTTTTGATTTGGTCAGCAATATAATTCCATTCGGCCTTCTTCAAAAAACTTGCGTCATCTAAAATTGCCAATCTAGTCAGCCCTTCGAATGAAAGACTTCGAACTTGTCCGAACCATTTTTTGAGTTGGTTCTTATCTCTGAAACCTGCCTCGCTAATTGTCGGATGAAATCCTGTAGCCTCTGCCGCAAGTTTTGAGATTGTTGATTTCCCCCATCCACTTTCGCCAACTATGATGAACGGATGTGCTTCGGGAGCAGTCGGAGAGTTCCAACCTTCCAACCAAGAAAGTAAAGGGTCAAGCGTGGATTTGCGAATATACAAATCGCTTATTCTTTCAGCCATTCAGAATCAATCCTCTTCTGCATCCTGTCTCTTCTTACATTCTGCCTGTTCGTTGAGTTATGTATTCTGTCTAAAGTTTCTTCAAGAACTTCTATTCTGTATTGTAATTGTCTTATGATTTCCGTCAACCTCTCGTCGTTCATGATGAATCCTCAATTCCCACCTTTATGAAAGGTAGGTGGGAGTCGGCGCATGGAGAGTAATTCCCAACCTCAAGCCGACCCCCGGATTGGGAATCTTACTGAACTATTCCGAAGTTTGAGAGACGCGCTCTGCAAGCAGTACGCACCGTGTCTCTCTCCATTCTGTCGAACTTTGAGATAAGCGCTCTTTCAACCGCTTTTTCTTGATTCTGTCTCTTAGCAAGTTTCATGATTTGTACTAGAGAACGAGTTGATGTATCGCGAGAAAGAGTTCTATCTTTCTTCATTCGACGCAAGTCGTTTGCTAGTTGAACAATCTCTCGAGCCAATTGTGATTCGAAGTTGCCGGATTGGTCCATGATTACATTCTGCTCATCGGAAGCAGGCAGGTAATCGAACTCTAATCCTAGAGCATATCTATCACGAGTAGCCTCGTTTAATTCTTCAAGCCCCGCATAATCTTCCGGCGGGTTGATTGCCGCTACTACTCTGCAAGTTGGGTGAAGGTCGATTTTCTCGCCTGTTGGAAGAACGATAGTTCCGGAATCCATTCCCATGTGCATCCATAGCATAACAGAAGGTGAAGCGCCATTGAACTCATCAGCAAACAGGATTCCGCCTGTCTTAGCCCAACGAGGAATGATACCGTCAACCCATACTGTGTTGCCGTCGATTGCTTCTTTTGAACCAACCAAGTCGTCTTCTGTAATTCCTTCTGAACAATTGAATCTGTACATTGGAAGTCCTGTGTGGAAACAGAATTGAGCGACTGCGATAGTTTTACCGCATCCTTTAGGTCCTTCGAAAATCATGTGTTCACCTTCTAAGAAAGCGTCAGCCATTCCACCAAGTTCATCGTTAGGTGATGAAATAAATCCGGGTGCTACTTTAGGCACTAATGCTAAAGCCGCTTCTGATAATTCTTCTTGGTTTTGGTAAGGGATTCCTAACCAAACTTTAGTTGATGTAGGCGTCTGTGATGTTTGTACTGACGAAACCGCGCTTCCACCGCTGATGTTAGCCATGTTTCCTGTCATCATATCGTTAGCCATTTTTTGAGTCCATATCTCTTTTATCGCAGTATTACCCGCGCCCACTGAAACTCTTATGACCCCTGCTTTATCCATTCTACCTTTAGCAAAGGCGTTCGCTCTTACAGACGTCTCGGTTGTTTGCGCTCCGTCTGCGTGTAGAGTAGCAAGAATACCATTGACGTAATCCGTCTCTGAAATCCTACCACCTGCACTTCTCACTGTATCTCTCATCGCATCTTCTAGTTGCATATTTTTTTCTCTCCGTTTTTTCGGGCTATACCCTTCGGGCTGAACGAGTCCATCATTACTTATGAATGTTTTGATTTCTCAATCACTCACTTTCTCAATATTCTCATGTCAGTCCTCGTGGCTCACCTCTTATCCTGTCCTGTGCATCTTTACTTATCAATGTATCGGTCTATCAATGTCTCGTTATATCAATTTCTTGAGTTTCAAATATGACGTAATCATTCGGTCATCCCATTCCTTTTCCACCATACTCAATTGTTCAATCTTAACTTTTTCCGAAACTGCAAATCTAAGAGCATCATGTTGTCGCCTATTGAGTTCCATAGCCGCCGCGAGTTTGTCAACGGCAAGTTTCGAACATATCCAATCACAATCCGGTTGACCGTCCGGATAATTTTTCCAAACTTCTTGAAGCAAGAGCCGGCTTGATAATTCTCTATCACCGGCTCGTATCGAAAGAACTGCACATATTTCCGCAGGCTTTTCCCATGTGCGCTTGGCGGCTTTCTTTTTTTGATAAACACAATTGTCGAAACCCGGAATGTCAGTTCCGATGAATGTCTCGAAACAATGTCGAACTTGTATGAATGAATAATTGAATGGCTCGTTTGAAAGCACATCCCAAATCTTTGTCGCCGCTGACTTGTCAGTCATTTGAACCATTCCTCAAAACTGTCATGACTCATTCCGGATAGTGCATGACCCCATGAAGTATTGAAAGCATTCAGAATCGCAATCCAAGAATTAGAGTTCGTGAAATGTTTCTCGAATGATTTCTTTCTATCGACTGAAACGCCATGGTCTTCCGGCCTCTCTGAATATTCTAAGGCAACCACACGATTGCTAGGCAAACCCGCCCTCGTGTCTTTGGCGTGATAAATCACCGGCTTATCTCCGATGTCAAAGTTAAGACCGAGATGACGATTGCTCCACATCGCCGCTTTGTATTGTTGAGTTCCCGGTTTCTTAATTCCCATCGGTGTTCCAAAATCAATACTCGGAGTTTTCTCTTCGTCCATCAAATCAGAATGAATCTGTCTTAGTAAATTATTCAGTTCTTTTTTATTGCATCCGTTTAGAATAGCGTCGAAAACTTGTGCCTGTGCTGTCTTCACTATTTGCGGAGCGGATGACCGTCTCATCTCTACGCCTCGGAAACTCTGCTTGCCGTCAAACTCTTGATACGCATATCTCTTTTTGACGCCCCATGAAAAATATCGCTCGTAGTAGGCATCGGGTTTTACCAAGAAATATTCGTTCTTCGGAATGCTCAAAAACTTGTACACGAAATCATCGTAGGTGCTATTGAGTTCAATACACAATTGATTCGCTATTGCCACGACATCTTTTTCGGTGAATGGTCGAATTGTCTGCTCGGCCTCGTCATGATTCTGAATCGAAACTTTACAGGAGTCAGTATCTTGATACAGAACTTCAAAGTTCAAAGTGAATCCTTCATCCGGATTGTGAGGTTCAATTCCTTCTTTTGTAAATGTCAGATGTGCTTCGTTAATCCAATTCTTATTCCAATCATTGTGAAGCCTCGCTATTTGAGTAATGTCAGAACCGATTTGAGGTTCAACCATTCTGAACGGCCTACTCTTTGTTTTGTCGCTGACTCCACTTCCTAACACTCCGTACCACGAGTTCATATTCTCCTTCGCAACCCTCTGCTTCTGATTCAGAATGTGGGCAAGTTTCAGATTGCCTGCCGCCTTTGCTTCTCTCATTTGCGCCTGTGTTTTCCTTCTCAATTCAGCAAGGGTTCGAAGAACTCTCGGCATGACGCCTTCGAAATCTCTTCTGTAAACTCGACCTGCCGGTGTGATTGTTATCGGGAATGGATATTCGCCATCCGGATAATCTCGCACATCAACTTTGGTATCGGGTGAAAAGTTCCCGGATATAATTGCGGATGGATATTCCATTGAATTGTCAAGTTCGCAAGCATTCTTCCAAACTCCGGTCGGAGCATCCATCACGAATCCACCTTCCTCGATTATCCCGGTCGTTCTTTCTTTCACTACAGAGATGGATGGCATGATTACATTTTCTTCCATCAGAAGATGACCCATCATATCCTCGACTAGCATCATGTTCGAGTGAGAATATCTCAATGTCGAATTATGAAATCCTGTCTTAATCATATAGAAGTTCACTAAGTCAAGTTTCGTACAGACCCGCTCCGCTACCACATTATCCCATGCGTTGTACACCGCCAACATCAACGGGTCTTTCATCAAGTCCGTGATTCTAGTTCTTGGAACTTTACCATATCCCAATTCTTTCGTAGCCATCCAAGACAAACTTGCTCTGCCGGTTGTCGTGGCCGCTCCTTGAACTTGCTCTGCATAAGCAATCTTACTATCAAAGTGAAGTCGGTGTCTGATTACAGGACCTAAGTTTGGATAGCGATGATATTCCGGTGGCCTTTGTTGGTAATGTCTAGCCATCGCCTTATTCTGATTTCTGCACCTATTGATTAGATATGGATTATCGTAATCCTTGATGTTCTGACCTGCAATAACGTCCGGGTTGATTTCTTCGATTCTCTGTTTGAACCACCACATCAAAGCGGCTTCATTCGTGTCCGGGTCAACGTGGTCAAAGTTTTGAACGTGTACATCTCCCTCAACTCCGGGTATTGGCTCGGTATGTTCGACAACCGATTCTAATGCCTTTTGAGACTGTAGGAAGCGTTTGACCTGTCTCGCTGACGTTGGTACTGTCGTGCCTATTTCATGCGCTCCATCGGGACGCAACAGGGCAATACTGACTACTCTTCCATCAGTGTTCTCGGTATCAAGAGAATCCTCGGTTTCAATATCAAACCACATCACATCAAGTTTGAACGAATCAATATTTTCTTGACTCGGTGAGATGTTTTTCGGGGTGCATTTGTAGGACCCTTGTAGGGCATGACTATCGACGTCAATAACCGTAGTCCAACCGTAAATCCATCGGCATAATTGGTTGAATGAAACGTCGGCGCAATAGTGCGGATAATAATCTCCGCGAACATCCATAATTTCTTGAGGCGTCGAAACTCGAATCTCTGAAAGTGGCGTTCCTGTTATAGAAGTAAATCGAGATTCTTTTCCCGGAATCATTTGCTCTGACCAAAACCTAGGAACACAACCGTGAACATCTAAGTTGACAGTTTCATTCTGCAAGTTTTTGAGACGGAGATTCATTACAACTCTCGCCGGATTTGTATATTCGGTGTAAGATACTGAAACCACTAGATGAGGGACTTTGCTATTCGCCATGTCTTTACTAATCAACCCACCTTTATGAGTGTTTTATGAGGCAGTCATGACATAATTTCTTTTTTGGGTCCCAAGCAAGATTCTTTCGCCTTCGGCATTCCGCACATTTTCTTGTCCTTCTCGAACTTGCGGGGAATCTAATATCATTCCTCGGCCGACTCATTTATTTTCTTCCTCTCTGCAAGTTCGATTTCTTGTCGGGTTTTTCTGATACGCAACATTTGAGCGCAAAGATAGAGAGCGCCATCTATTGCTTCTTCAAGCGCCATTTCAACCCAATCGTCGTTGGGTGTTCCCCAAGTTCGAGTGTCGTCAAAGACTCTGAAACCATGACCGTAAGTCAATTCACCAACCGCTAATCTAGTGGTTATCATTTTAATTATTTCAGCGTTGTCGTCTTTACTAGGCATCTATACTCAATCTCCTTATGAATGTCTTAACCGCCAATATATCATCTTGGGCGGCGGCACAATGGAATATGGCTTCTCCTAGATGTGCATAAATATTTCTAGCAATCTTCGGTGGAATGTCTTCTTCGGAAGCAGTTTTGTAAACGGCGTCAAGAATCTCTGCGCCACTCAAACCCTTGTCAGCAAATGAATCGACCATCGAATCCATCTGTCTCCATATCCTAAGTTGTTTGGAATCAGTTTCAGTTGACGCTTCGAACGCCAAGCCGAGCAATTGTTTCATTCTGTCATTATTCAGTTCACCAATCAATTCATTGACATCCTCGATTGTTGCTTCGCCCGGAACTCTTGTTGCTGAAAATAAGAAGTTCAAGCCTTTTCGCATTGAACCATTGGAATGTTTAGCGACTGCTTTCAGAGCGTCGGATGTAATCTCGATTTCTTCTTTGGCTACTACGTTCTTTAGAGCGCCATAAATTGTCTTGGCCGGAATAGGTCCGAATCTAGTATCGCTGAAAGCACACCTGTCTTTAATCGGGTCAATAATCTGATGCGGATAATTACAAGACAAAACAAATCGAGTCTGTTTCGAAAACCGTTCCATGATTCTACGGAGAGCCGATTGAGCATCGGGTGTCAGATTGTCGCATTCGTCTAGGAATACAACATTGAATGGAATTGGTTTTGGTTTCCCATCAACCAAGTAAACGCCCATGACTCCTTTTCTTGAGAAGTCCTTGACTGTAGTTCTAATGTCATTGATACTTCTCGAGTCGGAAGCATTCAATTCAATATAATTCATCGACCAATCTTCACCGAACAGAGAACGCATCATGGCAACAGCCACGGAAGTTTTTCCAACACCGGCAGGTCCGGCGAACATCATATGAGGCCAAGCGCCATCATCTCCACTCTTGTGAAGTTCATCTATCATGTATCTAATCCGGCGAGTGATGTGTTCTTGACCAATTACATCATCTAACGTATTCGGCCTATAGGTTTCAGTCCACATGAACTATCCTCAATGCCCACCTTAATAAAAGTAAACTATTGATATAGCAAGACATTGATGTTCCGAAACCTTTATAGGTGGAAGCCTGCCTCATTAGTTTGTGAGAGGTTGCCTCTCATGGGAGACGTCGAAAGGCGGACTCCCGGGAATGAGCGAAGATGCTTCCGAGGAAGGCTCGGCGGCGAGGACTTGTCCTCTCTTCGAAATCACAAAGACATAGGCATATGCGGCTAAAGCGAAAAACAGCGAGTGATTGAAGCGGAAGAGAGACTTCTTGGGTAGAACCCCTTGAAGGGAAACAACACTATGGAATAGTAATGAACAGACCACGATAAATTAGGCAAGAAAGTAGCGATGGATAGGGGGCAACGAGGTAATTCTCACGCACCTAAGCAGACGGGCTATCCCATTCCCAACCCTTTGAACCACTAGCGGATAAAGAAGCCGAGGCAATAAGTGGTCATACAGCATACCCAAACAAGAAAAACTTGAGAACATCCGACTCGAAACTTAGGCACTGTTCTCATAAAAACACTAGGGAAGAAGGATGCCTCATTGAGTAGGAAGAGTTGAAAGCCCCGGTGTTATTCATCATGAAGACAATGCCAAATCTTTTCGGCAGTCTTCTGACCAATTCCTTCAATCGCTTGTATATCATCAACACTCGCGGCTACTAATTTTGCTATGCTCGGAAACTTGGCTACTAATTTTCGGCGTGTTTTGAATCCAACCTTCGGCAAAGCCTCGACCATAGCATTTCGGAAATCAGTTGGGTTAGCGCCTTTGGGTCGGGGAACATAGAGTCGATGATTGTCATCTTCAATCTTCCCGATTAATTGGTGCATCACTTGAGCGGCGTCGTATCTGTCATCAATAAACATCGGCGGATAGCCAACAGCGGCCAAACTTGCTATGAACGACGTGAAGATTTTATCTGAAACTTGTCGCTCTTGTAATCCCTTTTTGATTTCCGTATATGATTTCGAAACTATCAAAAATGAATATTCAGCAGTTTCTCTCATGGCGCTTAGTTGTCTTAGTCTTCTGCCATCGAACAGAGACGGAACGAGGTCGTCCTCTTTTCTCTCGATACTGACTTTTCGACTTGATACATCTCCTTCTCCTGTATTGAGATGAACAACTTCGAATCCTAAATCTCCGAGATACGCGCACATCGTCCAATGTTCTCGATGGTCAACTTTTCGATGTCGGCTAACCATTTCGTTCAGAATCATTTCCCCAAGTTTTTTCTCTAACTTCCATGGGTCTATTGAAGTCAATAGGAACTCATTTTGGTCCGGCATATCCTGTCTCGTTCCCGAAAGTGCCATTTCTTCAATCAAGTTTTTCGAGTATCTGTACAATCCCAAAAGTTGACCAAGGTTCGGTTCGCCGTCAAAGAACGCCGCAAGCGATTCTTCGTTTTCGATTATCTTGTCATATTTCGCTGTCTTATTTGCTACCATTTTTCTTTCTCCACTTCCTGTTTATTGTACGAACTTGGTTAGTTGCCCCACCTTGAAAAGTCTTCCATCTCGGACAGGTTTCACCAATGCAACAGCCCTTGGCTTTGAGTGTTGTACAGTTCGGGAATGACCGCCATTTCGGGTCATCGAATATTGTTGACATTTGATAGAGTCTATGCTCTTTATTGTGTAAGTCCACATAACCAATTGTCTTCCCCATTTCCATCCAAATATCTTCGAATCTCCCCCCATCATAGCCTAATGTTTTTCCGAACAGCGCACTAAACACCCTTGCGTTGTGTGGGGGATTCCTACGCTTCAACTCATTAACCACACCCGGGCATCTGTATTCAAGCGATTTTAGAAATGCTGTCGTTGATGGATTGTAATCGAAATCGGAATTGATAATATCACGAAGTTGAGTTTCGGGTTGGTGAAGTTCAACACCAAGTTCGACAATGAAATCTCGCAAAGTTAGTCTTCTCCCGATGATGTTAGGCAAAGCGTATCGAGGTCGATAGGACATTTTTTCAATATCCTCGTGTGAAATTGTGTCAAGTTTTTCCGTGTCAACAGGAACAGCATATCTGCCGGATAATTTACCCAAGCGATTTACATGACGAGTGAATGGAATCCTACACAAGCGTTTTGGGTCGCCGGTAGTTTGTTCATCCAAAGTATTCAGTCCAAGTGTTTTTCCGAGATGAGTTTGAGTTTGGTTTAGAAGATTCTTCAACGCATCCGCTGAACCGTCGCGATGGTCGAACTTGAACTTCGTAGGTTTGTGAATTATGAATAAATGATAACCCTTGCTTCCGGAATACTGAACCCAATGTGCGATGTTCATCTTCGTCAAGAATTGAGATAATCTTTGAGCGTCAGCAAATGCGTTTTCCGGTTTCGTCTCGTGGTCGAAGTCAAAGAAAGTCATCTCGTGAATTATTTTACCCGGACTTTGTTTATTTCCAACTTCCCACTTGAGCGCGTCATAACCGCCGGTTGAAATGAAGCAAGATGAATTACCATCCCACTGAACAAGTTTCGGATAAACTTCATCGGTTGAGTAAACGAACTCTTGTCTTGGATTTCCTATCGCCCTTGGGAAATGTCTGAACCCGAGATGTTCGAGAAGTAATTCCATTTTCTCATTATCAAATCTCATCCAAATCCTCGTCCTTCCCGACGAGGGCTTCGAAAGCATCTCTGACATCAGCCAATTGATTTTTCAATGCGGCGTCATAAGCCAATTCGATTTTATCGTCAGTGATTCCCGCATGAGCAAGAAGTAAGTCAAGTTTGACGGCAGTCATAATTTGGTCGCGAGTTTCCTCGTCAATACCAAGCGCTGATTCTGCTTTCACTCGTTGATATAATCCATGATTCGGGTCGTACATTATCATCCCTCACGTTGCGCTTCTGTAGCAACGACAACAGTCGAACCACTTTCAATAATTGTGAACGGAGTCGCTGAATGTTTCTGAACAACGTAATTCTCACCGTCAAGCCGACCGAGGATTCCACCAAGATTCTCGGTGAAGTTTAGTGATATTGCAGGTCCTTCGACTGTTGCATTAATCGGCGTCATAGAACGATTGGTCTTTGAACCCCAATGTCCGGATTCGCAGGTCGAACCATTCTGATTGAAGTCGAATGAAACGTAAGGAGCGCCGGCGACAGTCATGTCAACTATTCCGTTTTGCATTTCTTGTTTCGAAAGTACGACTCTTGTTGTACATTTTTCTCCATTCTTCATTGGAATTGTAAACCAACCGTCAGAATCTTTCGGCATAATCCAATGGTCGGGAACGACGAAACAATCATCTTCATCAGCCGGATGATAAACAACATTTCCACCGCTTCGAGATGAAACGGTAATTGGAGAGTTTGGTTTGCATTCAAGTTTGACCATTTCACCGGGGAACTTAGTATCTAAAAGTGAAGCCATTGATTCCGGGTCGAGCAACATGATGACAGGATTCTTTACCTTCAAGCCGCCAATTGTTGCATTGGTCATTATCAGTTGAACTGTCTTAGCAATATCGTGAGTCCAAATACTCAATCCTTCTTCGGTGAATAATGCTTTCACAGGATTTGAAGGATTGTCGAGAACTGCTCGACGAAGTGCGGTTGACAGAGATGATGATTCGGCACGAACGATTCCCGTTCTGCTCACGTTGCTATTCGGCGTTAAGGTCATAGTTCTTCGTCGTTCCACACCTTTATGAAATGAATGGTGTATATTTACCGACGAACGGTCAACATTCCGGTCATTAACAACCCGACTACTATCATTCCCAAAGGTGGCAACAATACCACGATTGGTCCTATCAAACTAGGACTTATCTCCATGTTTCGTCCTATGTCTTCCCCCTTATCAATGTTTTGGTTTTATCAATGAAAAGACATCGTTTTCCCTACTTCCTTTACATTTTCGAATATATTGACGTCAATATGTGGGTATATTGGGGATAATATTGAGAAAAAAACTTGCGATATTTTGCACAGGTTAAGTAGTGTCAGAATATTGACACCAATAGCCCGGAAATAGTTTCTTTTTAATCGAACTTTTGCACACTTTTTGCACTAGAAAAAAAGTGCGTTTTTGAGCCGCAAGCGCACATTTATTTTGGCTTCAAAACGGCGTCGTTCTATAAGGAGTAAAAATACAGAGCCTATAGGAAGTCTTGGTAGTCAAGGTATTGACGTCAATATTATTCGTAGGCATCTTCCCTAGCAAGCCACAACTTTTGAGGGTATCGAGTTCGACCATCAATTCCGGCGACTCTTTCAGTTCCTACACATTTGAACAGATGTGGTTTCTTGGCGAGATGATTTGTGAGACGGTGCATTTCAAATGGTTGGTCATCTAATTGTACAATCTGACCTGTAGTCAATGCCGTCCCGGATGGATGCCCCGCGCCTGCTTTTAACATGGCTCGATGAAGGCGTTTTACGTTGCGGCCATCGGTCTTGCCCATGCGTCCGAATTGGCGCTTGCCGTACTTTGATGATGGAACTTCTCTGTTATTTTCATCAGTTGGCATCTTGTCTCTTACGAATAGTCAATGCTTTGAATGGTTTAGATATTGCGGTGTCTCTGATGGCTTTTTGCACATCCTCGGGTAAAACAGGCAACAACCGTTCAACATTTGTATTTGACAAAGTTGACATTTGTCCGTAAACTCCGGCCGGTACTAATCGCTGAACTTCGTGTGGAAGATACTTCTTGTTTTTCCTATCTTCCCACTTCACCGCATACTTCTCTGTAATCCTAGTATTTTCTCCTACGGCGGCGTGTCTATCGAACCACTCATTCTTGATGTGGTCTTCGATTGCTTTCTTTTTCTTTGTGAGAATTGCTTGAGCCGCCTTGATTCCTTGAAGTTGGTCTAACATTTCATCGGGGTCATCATCAACGGGTGTTGCTCCGACAACAATATCCCACGCTCCCATCTGAACAAGTTTTTGAGCCTTCGGACAGATTTCAGTAAACGCACACCATTTACAGGCAGGTCCGATTGTTGCCTTTGGTTCTTCAATTGAATTAATCCATTCCCATTTGGTTTTCAAGAATGCTTTGAAAGTGTCAATCTTTTCATCTGACCAACGAGTTGAAACAGTTCCATAACGAGTCAAATCGAAAGTGAATATAATATCCTTATCCGGCCATAATTCCTTAGCGACTGAAAGATACATTCCCGCCTGTACATTTGAATCTGCTTCCTCTTGTTTGATTGGCGCTCGTTGAGTTTTGTAATCAACAAGTTCGATTGTGTTCTCGTCAATCTCAAGCGTCAAATCAATGAACCCAAAGACGGGAACTCCATTTGACAAAATGTACGGCGCTCTATGAGAACCGAATTGTTGCTCGACGTGAAGAACTTTGACAGGTGCAGTTCCTCTCTTCTGAAACCAACGTGTCAACATTTTCACTCCATCTTCATAGAGGTCGAAATCAATTTCCGCTTTGGCGCATTCAGCGTCGTAAAGTTCTAGCAGTTTGTCAAGACGTGGGCGTCTGACTTTTCCTGTCTTTGGATTTGGTCTTCTCCACTCTTCGAGAGCGTTGTGAATATTACCGCCAAGACGAGCAGGTCCGAGATTGTCGCGATGTTCGTTAGCCCATTTTACTTGAACTGCTTCTTCATTTGGTGGGTCATAACGAAGTTTGTAAGATAGTTGACAATCTTGTGCAGTCTTCAAACGGGATGCGGATAAGTACGGGACTTTCATGTTTGTTCACATTCCTTTCGCTGTTAGCCACCTATTTGAAGAACTCGCTAACGGAGATGTTTAGGATTGCTTTTTTACGGCATTCCAAAACTTCTCTTGTGTTGGGTTCTCTATTCTGAACGGTTTACAAGTTCTTGATTTTCTGATTTCAGATACGTGGCGCGTCTTTAATTCGCCCTTCACTGTCCTCTGTTGTTGAGTCAATTCTATAATCCAATCAAACAAAGGGTCTGTCAAATCAGCACGTCCGGCCGCGGCGACTACACGATTCTCATTTGCAGTTCCATATCCTTCGGTGTAAGATTTCAAAAGAACGGTGGAGATGAAATGATATTTGTAAATCTCCGCACCAACCTTCAATCTCTCGTATGGTTGAAAGAACATTTTGTTAATAACTTTGTAAGAGTGCATTTGACCTTCGGCAAACATAGGGAGAGTTTTCTTCCCTTCTGAAATTGCTTGAGCCTGTCGAGATAGTAATTGTTCTGCCTCTGATTTTCCATGAACTTCAATCGAGTAATAATCACGACAAGCGAGATAATACGCGCCTTCATTTTCCATACACATTACACGGACGCCATCCGGATGTTCTTCGGCGTGTTGTCGGTGCAAGTCGATAAATGCTAGAACCATTTGGTTTACTTCTTCGGGTGTTCGGCAAACTTTTCTGTAAAGTCGTGGGCGAAGTTCCGGAGATAGTATGTCATCTCGAGCAACCAAATCTCTTTGGCCTTCTAAATCACAATCAATAATAGTCATCAATCCTTCTTCCGGTTTCAAGCCGGCAGTTTTCATTTCATGGTCGAAAAAGGACAGAGAGAAGTGTGATTTTCCACCGCCCGGAAATGCCTGTAATTTCATATGACGAAGTGGTTTGCTCTCCGCCATTGATGTTCCCGTATCTGCCGTTGCTATTAATGCTGAATAATCAGTCTTCTTCTTCTTAGCCATATCAATCCCTCATTTACCACCTATTTAAGCGACTCCAATCAGTCCCAATCGTCCCAATCATCGTCGCCATCTGTAGCGGGTTCAGCGGCTTTTTCAGCGGCTTTTTCAGCCTTCTTTGGAGTAGGTGTCTCGACAACTTCTTCTGTTTCCTCTGCCGTGGAATCTTCAACTATTGCAGTAGTTTCAGTTGGTGTTTCAGAAGCCACATCTTCTTCGTCGTCATCATCGTCAGTTATTGTCGGGACATTCGTTTTGAAATATGACGCCGCATCATCATCGTCGTCATCGCCACCTTTCGGTGTCTCGGGTTCGGGTGGAGAAACAACCACTAGACCGATTGCACATTCCATGTTTGCTGATAATCCGTAGTCATTGGATGACTTTACAGATACTAGAGCCAATATTTTTGAGTATTTTCCGAATCGTGTAGCGATTGCAGTTGAACACATACAGTTGAGAAGTAGATTCTCACCGGATTCAATTGCATCCATGGTCATAGTTGAGTCGTCTTTCAGTAGCATTTTTCCGAATTGATTTCCGGCACGAGAGTTTTGAACTCCGGCGTAAGATACTGATGCTTCGATAAGACGGAAGTCGTTGTTTCCGACTGAAAGATTGTCTTCCAAGTCCGCAATATCTGTTATGTCGAATAATCCTTTGAGTAATTCTTGACGGTCGCCATGTTCGTATTCTTCTTGAGCGAATGAAGCAAGACCTTGCATTGGTCGAAGGTCAAGAATATCTGCGTCAAGATTCTTGCAGGTTATTGCTAGAGAATATTTTCCATCTCTTTCAACGTCATCTGCTAGAGAAGCGTCTGCGTCCCAAAGTGAAAGTCTGAATAATGAAGGTTCTGATTCAACATCGTCATCTTCAACTACTGCCTGTCCCATGATGAAACATACAGGGCGAGGATTTCCGGAAGCCACACCGACGATTCGGTGATTTACTTCCCATATATCTAGGTGGCCGGTGTATCTCTTCTGACGAAGGATTGCGGATAAATCCACTAATACAGTTTCGGTTATGAATTGTTGCGCCGGTTCGGATGATGCTCCGCCGAGTTCAGAGATGGTTTGCGACAACGAAGGGTCGTTCGCTTTTCTCTGATACATTTCAGCGACGGGTTTTCCGTCGGTAAAAATGCCGTTCACTATGCCGCGCTCAATATATGGTGCGAGGCGTTTCTTTGCTATCTTGGGTAATGCAGTTTGAGATTTGCTCATATCGTACCCTCATTCCCCACCAATATAAAGGACAGGGTGTGTTCAAGAATCTTCATATTCATCAATGTATAATTCAGCCAAGGATTCCCATCCTTCATTCGAATGCTCTGATATTTGCACTTTCTTGATAGTTTCTCTGACAGACTTTTGCGCTTCTAACTTTTCAGTCGCAGTTGATTTCTTGGTTTGGTCAAGCCAACTTGTGCCGGAGAACATTGAGTCTCTTGACCTATTGACGCCAATAATGTCCCAAAGCATTCTATCTCGATTTGATTTTCTCATGTAATTTGGTAATAACAAACTTCGCCAAACCTGCGAATCTTTCTTTGATTTACATCCAAGCGATTTCAGAATTGCTTTTTCGTTCTTATCTATCTGTCTGAACTTTGCGGGTTTGCCTGCTCTAGTAATCACGTCAGCGAAGTCCTCGAGGATTACAGGGATTGCTTTTCGTGCGTGTTCAATGAATAGGGGTGTTAAGGCATATGTCTCCATTAAACCGCTACGGGTCTTCACCAAGCGCCATGTCTTTCTCCCACCGCCTCGGCCACCACCTCTTGCTTTTACTTCTATCAAGCCGGCATCTTCTAAAGTCGGCAAATGTTTTTCGAGCAAAGCATTCTTGGTGCAGGCGAACGCATTGATGTGTAGCCATTGAAGAATATTGTCAGCGGAGAGTGGTCTTTTCGATTGTTCCATCGCAGTCATCTCGGTGAAGATAACCCACGAACCATCCGGTACACCCGACAGGCTCGCTCTCAATACCAAGTCGGCAAGGATTAATCCGTACACATTATCTTCAACAGAAGACAACAGATATTCTGTATCGTTGAAAACTTCAACCGGGCGTTGATGTTGATGCAACAAAGTGATTGAATCAATTATTGACAGAACTTTTGCTATGTCTCTTTGATGTTGAGCGTTCTTAGCAGGGAAGAAGTCCGACATTATAGGAGCGAATATGTTCCTAACTTTGTAATTTTTCAATGACAGCATTGACGCTTGTAATAATTTCACATCGGGATGGACGTTGAATTGTTCGGGTCTTGCTTTGGAGAGTAATTGATTCTCAACAACCATTCCGACTTTCTCGCTTGTAATATCCGGAGTCATCAGAAGTTGTCTTGTGATTTGTTCTTGTTCCCTAGGATTTCTAGTGGTTAGCGTTATGAAACTTGGTTGACCTCTAATAATGAAATCTCTTGTCTCAATCTCTCCTGTCAGTTCATTTTTGATTGGAGTTTTCCAAACCAATTCTGAATCGTCGCCGGACATTAATGGTTTCATCTTTCTAATGAAAGGTTCTGATTCATCTTTCTCAAGAACGACAATACATTTACCATCGACTTTCACAATGAAGTTCCCGTCTTCATCGACTTCATCATAATCGTACTTCAATGCTTCACGAGATGCACCGGCTAGAACCATAACCATCGACTTAGGAAAACCGTTCCTAGCAGTTAGAGTCATGTATGTTTTTCCGGACGCTGACTGACCAATCATCTCAAGATTCAGTGGACTTCCGGTTTTGCATGACAACATAACTAAGAACGTGAGAAGCAAGTTCGCATCATCACCGACAAAAGGTGTTCCTCTTGATTCGTGTAGAATCTCATTCACTCGGTCAATCAAATCCTCTTTCTTTAGGAACTCTTCAATCGTATCGGCGTCAATAGCCCCAAGAGTTGAATCCTCACCGTGGTAAGTTGATGCTTCAACAAGTTCTCGCTTCTCAATCGGAGCGGGAATATATGTTCCATCTTTCAGAATAATTCCGACAGCCAACATTCTGTTAGCCCAATTCTTTTTTGCATCACCCTCTAAACCACTGTCAAGCCGGCTAAGTGAGTGTTGAGATAGGACATTTATCTTACCCTTCGGTGTACCGTCTATCTCAAGCGCGAAGTCCATTCGACCTTTTGCGGCTGATAAAAATGTCAGTGAACATTCGAGTCCTTCAACCACCACATCAAATCTTGTTGCACTGTCCGCTGATTGCCTAACTTCGCCGTCCATATTGAAATGGGACATTCCCACGTTAATAAGAAAGTCGTGTGTGATAGCCCCTACCTACTATCACGAATCCGTGTAATCCGTGTTGCGACAGCCCCTACCCTCTGCCACTTCCCCTCGCCCGGGGTCTGCCGTGTACTTCCTCGTTGTTTAACGTCAGTCTTCTGACGGCGAACTGCCCAACATGAATATTTTACAACCTCTGTTGTGTGGGTGGCGTACCCACTTTCGCTGTTTGACCCTATAGGTGTCTGTTTATAAGTCTTTTTATTGATAGAATGAGACATTGATAAACCGAAACCTTTATAGCCGGAAGTGCCTACGACAGTACAGAGAAGAAAGCCACTCCGACACCGCCCTTCAAGCACGAGGCAGAACCGCCACCGCAGGGGTCTTGGAAGGACAGAAATCTTCTCTCGCCGAAAGGCGTTCCCGAACGAACGGACGATTTGGGAGCGGCCTTTCTATCTTACTCACAGGGCATGATTGGAATAATGGAACAACACAAGGAAGAGAGAGGCGGACTCATAAAAAGCAGTTTCTTGTGCCGTTTGAAACTTCATGCCCGTCAACCATTACTTTCGATATACGTCCAAGTATGGTCTTGGGGCGGAACTCCAATCTGACACCAAAATATTCCGCAACCCGGATGTTCACCGCAAATGATTACAGCGTTCGGCCATTCCTCGGGCTTGAGAAGAAAGCCATCCATAGGTCCTTCTCTTTTACAATTCGGACATGACGGCCAATTTGCATAACCGTAAACTCGAACTTTTCTTGAGGGGATGTCAATAGTCTCGCCATTCATTTCAAACTTGTGCTTCGGAGCAAGAACGAACTCGGGTAATTCTTTCACGCAATCCCTCGCTTCAACCACGGCTTCATCTCTCTTATTGAGTTTTTGAACCATGACGGCAACAGATGACTGTTCCATCTCGCCCACCTTTGCCACGACCCATCAAGGATGTACAGGTCGCCTTTGTCATCTTGACTTCTAATAATTCGTCCCGCGCCCTGTACAAGTTTCAGAGCAGTTTGGAGATTGTACCATGACTGACAAGGTTTCGCGCAGTTGAATGATGAACACATTCCGTTTGAATATTTATTCGGTTCTTCATACGGACAAGCCGGAGTTCCTTCGTTGTCTCGTCTCCATGAATGCTCGTCCTCTTTCATTCTCAATTCGATTTGAGGGTCTTTGACAGGAAGGAATGGAATCTTACAAATGACCAACCATTCAGCAAGCCGGCCTTTGAAATCGAATCCCTCACCGACGTAGGTCGAGATGAGAACTAAATCCTGTCTCGGAGATTTGAAGAAAGTGTCAATCGCAATATTGCGTCCTGTCGCATCTGAACCATGAGTTAGAATCCTATCTCCATAACCCAAGTCGCGAAGTCCATCAACAATTTTCTCACGGATATAATGTGAGTGAGGCAGAACGACTCCACGCTTGTCTGTATTTCTATCCATGATTGCGGCTATCGCTTTGATTTGTTTCTTGACGCTATTATCACGCTTGCTCCAAGACATAGGACCACATGGAGCGTAAACGATATTGAAGTTATCCGGATTGAATGGAGATTTGTTGACATTAACATACAGAGTTTTCTGATGCCCAAGTCCGAGATTGTCGAGGAAGGTTTCACAATTCAAAATTGTCGCTGAAAGGAATATTCTTTTCTCGCTGATTCGTTCGAGATGTTCAAGCGCGAAACTATTGACACGAATAGGCTTCGCAACTACGAACTTCCCATTCCTGTCGCTCTTGGTTTCGACAATAACTCTCTTCGGTTGTTTTAGCAATTCCAAAAATGTTGAACATCGGCTCAATAACTTGCGCCCATTTTCTACACCCTTCTCATCTTCATCCTTTTCCGCAAGTTCGAGATAACGCTTCGCGCCATTGAAAAGATTCTCCATCGGAGTTTTCCAATCCTCGGGAGCGTAAGCCATTGGTAAACCTGTACGAGCGCCGTGAATCATTTGCCAATCTCTTGTCGTTATTTTTACTTCCATCAAATCCATGAAGAAAGATTCCATGTTGTGAGCCTCGTCAATTATTGCGAACTTTCTTTGGTCGAAGTTTGGGTCGCCCTGTATGACTCTGAACATATATGCCGGATTCGAGAGCGTCAAGCGAGCATCAGTAGCCGCGTATTTTTGTTCGTAGTACGGGCAAGGGTCTTCCCGCTTCGTGTGAGGACAGGACTTCTTGACACCATGACAAGGCGCTCCGTCAGCATTACCCGAACGAACCCAACAAGGAAAATTGGAACGGCCTCGAACTTCTTTGAGAACATGACCGTAATCATCTTTGTATTGTTGAGCCAATCCCAAACTTGGGGCGAGAAGATATGCTGATTGAAATCTTGATTGAACAGTCATGGCGATTGCCGACTTCCCGATTCCGGTAGGTGCTTGGATGACTATGTTATCGAAGTCGTCATTTTCAAGCGCCCAATAAATTACGTTGAGAACTTCGTCTTGATATTTCCTCGGAGATGGCATTGGGAAGTCCGGACGAACTTTCTCCCACAAGTCCGGAAGCGGTGCTTTGCTTGGTATGTTGATTCTAGTAATGCCCATAGAACGAGGGGTGATTCCCACGTTATTAAGCGACGTTGCCCGCTGAACAATGAGCGGCCATTGAGTAAGTTCCGAAAGGCATGAAATACTCTTCACCATTGTAATTTCTTACTGCTCGGCGAACTGCTTCTTCTCCACGCTCTGAAACCCATACTGATGCGTTTGTTCGGCGCTCTACTGTAAAGTACCAATGACAGTTTGAATCGCAAACTGATGTTGCTCTGTATGTCTCGCCTGTTGTGAATGTCGTCTCGCCGCTCATGTTCTGTCCTACGGCTTCCAGCATATAAAGGTTTTGTTCTATCAATGTCTTGAGTTATCAATAAAAAGATTTATAACTCAAAGGCTGTTCGCTTAGATTGAGGAAGAAGAGGGCTACGAGAGGTTCGATTCCCACGCATGGTTGCGGGCTTGATTCTAAATGGGGGGTTGCTCCCCCGCCTCATCAATGTCTTGAGTTATCAATGAAAAGGTTTATAACTAAACGGCTACAGGGTCAAATGCGATAGAGTCAGCCGGAATAGGCGACTTCACCGGCCGGCCTTCCACCTGTAGGGTAAACCCGTAAATCAGAGTTGGCTTGCTCCACCCCCGACGGGGGGCGGGTGTTGGCTCTTGACCGCAGATTCCTCATTTCTTCGGAATGCCGTTGTAAGACATTGTTCCGCCTTGACTTCGGTGCATCCATTCACGGAGACGATTGTTCTCGTCGTTTGTTCTGAATATAGTTCCCGATTGAAGATGAATCTCCCAACAATATTCCATGTGTGTGATTGCTGAAATGTCATCAATTCGAATCATCGTTAATCCTGTCGTAGTTTCTAATTCTAAAAAGTCCATTCATTTCACCGTCGCTTGTTGCCTATCATCGGGGCGCATATTAATGGGGAGAAATAACACAAAACCCCATGGGCGCGACGCCCCAACAACAGGGCTTTCAAGGAAAAGAGTGTCCGCGCCCATATCATTCCCTGCTAATCCCACCTTAATTAATTAAACGAACATACTCATACTCTGATGTATATACAGTTCAACTATACTATATGTCTCTTAGGGGGTTAGTCAGTTCGATTCTTTAGACTAGATTCCCCCCTAAAGGGGGGGAATCTAATGATGGGGATAAAAACTCCGATTATTGCGAAACGCCTGTTGCATATCTCAACATGGCAACCAAATCGGGGGCTTGACGACCAACAGTCATCGTCATTGATACGTCGCTCGGGCTGTATTTTATTGATACATCGAATACTCTTTGCCTGCCTGCTAGACCGCCATCAGTGGAAGCGAAGTCAACTACTTGACCCGGCATAATATCAAACCTCTCCGGTAGCGCTTGAACATTCCAACGAGAACCTGCTCGACCTTGTTGATTCAATATTTGTTGAGCAAAGAACTTGGCTGTCGGAACGTCAGTCGCCGCAGTTTCTTCGACAATAATATGAACAGGATTTTGAACAGGTGTTGTAGGTTCGGTTGCTATCAAACCGATTTCAGAGTTTGTGATTGACACTTTATTTACGAAGTCTAAATCTCCCTCATCTCTAGTTATTTGAGTCGGGTACAAATCCTGTGGGACAGAAGTTTTTGGCAGTCTCCCGGCGATGTAAGGTTTCAAACTTGTATCATCAACTTCCCTCAATCTCACAAGATTAATGTACCCGTTAACCTCTGCTTGAAGTATGACTTGGTTGGGTGTGTTGTTGACAATATCGAGTATTGTTTGGATTGCATCGAGACGACTTTTCTTAGACAAATCCAAACTTGAGGGAAGTATAACTCGGGTTTGTGTTGAGATTTTTCCTAGCGGCGGACCGTATGAAGAACCTGCGATAATATCTCTACAAACCACACCCGCGTCGGTTTCTTGGTATGTTGGATTAGTCAAAA